TCTTCATTGAAGAAGGTACCACAAATGGAAAGACTGGTTGGGTACAAACAAACGTAATTACAACAATTGGCACAGATGCAATTGAATTTACTCAATTCTCTGGTGCTGGTTTAATTACAGCAGGAACAAATATTTCGGTTTCTGGAAATCAAGTTTCTGTTATTAGCAATCCTACATTCTCAGGATTAGTAACAGCATCTGCATCAGGTGTAGCATTTTCTGATGGTACACAAACAAAAGAAGGTGTTCCTTCAAGAACACCAATTATTCAAAAAACAGACTCTTATACTCTCTCTTCTTTAACTGAAAGAGATAGTTTAATTGAAATGGGTAAGGCAACAGCACAAACAGTTACAGTTCCATTAAACTCAACAGTTGAATATCCAGTAGGAACTTCAGTTAATATACTTCAAACTGGCGCAGGACAGGTAACTGTTGCTGGAGCAGGCGGAGTTACAATTAATGGAACACCAGGTCTTAAATTACGTGCACAATGGTCATCTGCTACTCTTCTAAAGAGAGCGACTGATACATGGGTACTGTTTGGTGACCTATCAGCATAAAATGTTGGTATAATAAATAAAGGAAAAGGAGCAACATGTCAAAAATAATTGGTATCAGGTCTTCAGCGCAGGATAACTTTTTACAACCAGACAACGTTACTTCCTTAACAGCAACAGATGTAGGAACAAGCAGGCCATATTCTTCTAGTGGAAACACAACATCTGCTGCATCTGCATCAGGAACTGGTGGAGCAGTAACACTTTCTTGGTCTTTGCCAGGAACTTCTCCAGCAGCAACTTCATATGAAATTACTACAACACCATCTACATATACTCACGATACAGGGTCATCTTCAACATCATATACATTTCAAGGATTGGCATCTAATACATCCTATACTTTTACCGTAAAAGCAAAAAATGCATCTGGTTCATCAAGTGGAACAACATCTTCTTCTGTAACCGCAACTACAGTTCCACAGGCACCACAAAGCCCAGTAGCAACAGCATCATCAGTAAATACAAATACAGTTTCTTGGACTATTGGCGCAACAGGCGGTAAAGCATTGTCAAAGCACAACGTAACTGGATCAGATGGATATTCTTCTGGAGACTTAGCATCAAGTGCTACCTCTGTAAGCGTATCTGATACAGGTGGAACTTCACAGTCTTATACCATTACTGCAACAAATGCAAACGGAACTTCTCTAGGAGCAACAACTTCTACAATTACAACACTTGCTCCATTCTTCCCACCATTCTTTCCACCATTCTTCCCGCCGTTTTTCCCACCATCATTCCCATTCTTCCCACCATTCTTCCCGCCGTTTTTCCCACCATCATTCCCATTCTTCCCGCCGTTTTTCCCACCATCATTCCCATACTTCCCATACTTCCCAGGTGAGTACTATTCGGTAGCAAGTACAACAGGAATTTTGACTACAGAAGGTATGAAGCCAGCACAAGATATTGTAGTAGGAGATGTACTATTGGCAGCAAATATACCTGCTGACACTGATCCATCAACAATTGATTGGATTACTTGGTCAACAGAAAATTTAATTCTTAATGAAACAAATTTTGTTGAAACAACAGTGGTTAGTGTTGGATCAAGACCAGTAACACAGGCATATTTAATTAATGGAGATCTGTTTTCTCAGTCACACTATATTTTAACTAAAAAAGATGGAGTTTCTAGATTTATCAAGGCTTCAGATATGGACAACTCTTATTTAGTTTATAATAGAGCAGAACAAGGATTTGTTAATATCACTGAGTTTGAGGTTCTTGATTATGAGGATACAGTATTTTCTATCAACTGTGAACCATACGATAACTTCTTTACACAAAACATGCTAGTATTTGATACAAAAGACCCTCAATAATAAATTATAGACTTGTGCTATAATAAATAAAAAAGGAACTAGCATGTATGAAAGTGATGATGAAATCAACAGTGATTGGTTTAATAAGGATAGATCAGAAACTATATCTAATAGAATGCCTGAAAAGGTTTTTAACTCTATATCAGTAACCAATCCAGCGCTTGGCGTAAATGTCTATAACTCTGCAATTAGTAAGACTAATTGTGATAAGTATATTAATATATTAGAATCAAAACTAAATGGCCAAACAATGTATTCTTGGCAAGAAGCACAAGTTACAAATTCAACAACACCAATTAAGTCAGCAAGAAATTGTTCTGATTTTAAATATAAACCAGAAAACTTGGGGCCAGCAAATTCTGAAAACATTGAATTATTAGATATGCATAAAGAAATTTATGATGTTTTAAAAATGTGTGTTGATAATTATGCTTCATATTGGGGAATGACAATTGTTTATTATGAAGCATTTAATTTTGTAAAATATGATGGACCAGGACAACAGTTTAAAATTCATGCAGATCATGGGCCAGCATATAATTGTACAGTTTCTGCGGTAATATATTTAAATGATGATTATGAAGGAGGAGAACTTTATTTTCCACGTTTAGATAAACTAACATATAAACCAAAGGCTGGAGATATTGTCATTTGTCCATCTAACTATATATATGAGCATGCCTCTAATGATATAATTAAAGGAACCAAGTATGCTGTTGTTGTTATGACAGATATAAACACGCTAAGCCATAAGGAGCAAAATGTACGTAGACACAATTAAACAAACCTTTCAAAATAATGCAGTTCCAAATCCAACATGGACAAGTAAAGAAGTTCTTGCTCCAGGAATTGCTGTTTATCGTGGTGTATTAAAAAAAGAGTTAGATATTATAAATAGATTAGAAAATTCTTTAGAAACAAGTAATACATATAACTGGCAAGAAGCACTTGTTGGATATAGACAAAAAATGCCAGAGTACAGAGATTGTGTTGATTTTAAATTTAAAAAAACAGATTTAGAAAAAGATATTAGCAAAGAGTCTATAGAGTTGCAAAATTTATGGCAAGATATATATGATGTTAAACTTCCAGCAGTTCAAGACTATTCTCATCATTTTAGAGTATCAGAATTGAGATACTGGGAAGCGTTTAATTTTATCAAGTATGGACCTAATCAGCACTTTCAAGAACATACCGATCATGGATTTTCATACAACTGTGTAGTCTCATTAGTAGGATATGTTAATGATGACTATGAAGGTGGAGAATTATATTTTAGATTACAAGATTTAACAGTAAAGCCAGAACTCGGTGATTTGTATATTTTCCCATCAAATTATATGTATCCACATAGAGCAATGCCAGTTCATAATGGAACAAAGTACTCAATAGTTACTATGCTTGATTATAGTTCAAAGTTTCATAAGCCTGAGTTTTTTCAAGAAACGAATGACTAGTGTCTACAATTAGAGCAGAAATACAAAAAGGCTCAGGAGTAAAAATAGAGCCTTTAAGTATAAAAAGAGAGTGGATGGACAATATTGCTGATCACCATGCATATATTTGTTTTCCAGTTTCATTAAGTAATGGATTAGGTTGGGGAATTAGTTTTCCAGAAGATATTGTTTTTATCTGGGATGGAATTGATACAGATAAAGAAGAGGGTCACATAAAGGTAATTTCTGGACATAAGTATGTTCATGAAGGAAGAAGAAGTGCAACAATAAGTCTAAATACTGAAACAAGATTTGTTACTGATGAAAACACTTCTATGTTAACCATGCCAATACCAAATTTATTTCTAGATTCAGTAATTCCATATACAACACTAATATCAACATCTTTTTATCCTCATCCACTTCCTGCTGCACTAAAGGTTATTAAGCCAAATGTTGAAATTATCTTACCAGCAAACAAGCCAATATTAAGTGTTTTGCCAATCAGTTTAAAAAAGATTAATGATACTGAGGTTGAAATATATGATCTTAAAATTACAGAAGAAGAACATTTAAAAAATAAACGATATGGAGATGTCGCTTCTGAGTTAAATAGCAAGGGAGAGTGGACTAATTTTTATAGAAATGCAACAGATGAAAATGGTATTAGTGTTGGAAATCATGAAGTTAAGTCGTTTAGGCTAAAGACAACTGATTTTAGGGTACAAAATGGAAACTAATAAGATTAGTTTTATTGCTAATAAAAGATGGTTAAATAAAGAAAGTGATTTTAGACCAAAGCCAATAATAAAAACAATTCCAGACTGGTATAAAAAATCTGATAGATTTTATAAAGCCAATGGAGAATATGTAATAGGTCCAGATCAAGGTAAGATTCCTACATGGAAAGCATGTCCATCAATGTTTGATATTATGGGCAGTGGCTACACTTATTTAACACCTTGCGATATTAATTTTGTATATGATAAAAATGAAAAATTAATTGTTGAAGTTGAAGACTCAAATTATAAAGATTTTTGTACACCAAGATCAAGTTTACAAGGATTTTTTAATCCAGATGGATATCATGAAGAGCACTTTGCTTGGTTTCCAGATTGGGGTGTAAATGTTCCAGAAGGATACAGCGTTTTATATTCTCACCCATTTAATAGATTTGAACTTCCATTTTTAACTTTATCTGGTATTGTAGATAATGATAAAATTGCTTTACCAGGCTTTATGCCGTTTTTTATTAGAAAGGGATTTACTGGAATTGTTCCTAAAGGAACAACATACTCACAAATGATTCCATTTAAAAGAGAAAATTGGGAAACAGAAGTAATTGTTCCAACATTTTCTCAAATTATTTTAAATAATAAAAAAAATGGAGATAAGTATAGAAAACCAAATGGAGGAATATATAAAAATGAAGTTTGGGAACCAAGGAAATATAGTTAGATTGATGGTATAATAAAAATATGGAAAAAACTGACACACCCTCTAATAAATTTGTAAAACAAAGAGTGTCAATTACGCCATCTGGATTTTTTGGATCTTCTAAAGATAATATTATTGAACTTGAAAACTTTATGACTGAAGAAGAGATTACATTTTTAGAAAATGCTGCTAGAGATATTACAATTTGGGATATAACAGAAACACATACAAATGAAAATGGAACTGTAATATATGATTCAAATTATTGGAAAGATAGGGTTGCAACAGGAAAAAGTTTAGATAAAAATAATCCACAAATAACTATAGTTTTACAAACTTTGTTTGAAAGACTTCAGCCAGTCATTGAAGAGTTTTTTAATGTAAGGGTTGAGCCAACTGGAAAAGCAATAGTTAGATGGCTTCCTGGACAATTTCAAAATCCACATGCAGATAAAGAGTTGCATGATGGTCCAGATGCTGGAAAGCCAAATGACTTTCCATATTATGATATTGCTAGTTTGTTCTATTTAAACGATGACTATGATGGTGGAGAGTTATATTTTCCATTACAAGATGTAAAACTTAAACCAAAAAGAGGGGCAGCATATTTTTTCCCAGGAGATAAAAACTATATACATGGAGTTACTGAAATAAAAAATAATATTAGATATACATGTCCATTTTTTTGGACAATCTTAGAGCATACTGGAGAAATAAAGCCATTACAGGAGATAAACAATGAGTCTAACTAGATTAAAAAATAATGTATTAGTTGATGAAAATTTTTTAACTAACGAACAATGCTCATCAATTATTAATGCAATAGAAGAACAAGCAAAAAATGAAAAACTATCATGGACTCCTATTTCTTTTTATGAGTCATACTCTTCTGTTTTGCCTAAAGACAATGATCCAGAGTTAGAACAATTTAATCTTTCTCCAACTATTTTTTCAGAAATAAAGCAGGGAATTATAAATGCTGTGGCAGAGATTGATTCAATTGATCCACAATCTATTTATCAAATTGGTTATCATACTCAAAAATGGGAACCAGGCGCATATGCAAGGATACACTCAGACAATACTGATGAACAAGGAAATCCATCTGCTTTTGAAAGAAGT